ATATCGGACCACCTATCATAGAGGGGTATACAAAACGACACACGAATTTTTTGGGAGAAAAAGGTGAAAAGTTTTCTTAGCTTAATCGCGATTTTGCTCCTTCAAGGAATCAGCTTCGGCCAGACGATTTCCATTGAAGACAAAGTCGAAGTCAAAAACGGACGCATGGCGTCTGTGACCATCAAATCGGACGGTAAAGCGACGAACTACGTTGCCTTGCCCAACGATAATCTCGATATCTTCCGCGAGTACGATCCCGACCCAACGGTAATCAAACTTCGCCTCCTCAGCTACACAAACGGAACCTATTACATTGTCGCCAACACGACGTTGAACGACAAGATTACTACCAAAACATGCGTGGTACAAGTCGGTGGTCCGGCTCCTGTACCTGTGCCACCCGACATCAAACCAATTCCTGTGCCTCCGGGTCCGGATGCACAGTTGCTCAAGAATCTGAAAGCCGTCTACGCCGCGGACTCTTCAAGCGATAAGGAGACTGAGCTTGAGGCATTGATCGCGTTGTACGAACAAGGAAGCACGTTTGTCAAGACGCGAGCCGATTTGAAAACTTACGGACAAGTCTGGACGGCATTCAGCGAAGTGGCCAAGACACTTGGTTGCTCGAAGAAACTGATTGCTGTGCAACAATTGATCCAAAACGAGATGACCCTTGCGGGCATCCCGATTAGTCCAAGTGACGGTGGAACCCAAGTGAACAAGGAACTACTGGTCCCGCAACTGCAACGGATTGCGAATCTTCTGAAACAGGTGAAGTAAATGTACACCCAAGCCAACGAGGGACAGCACATTGAGTCCGGCTGGATTGAGCCGGGTGTGCGAACCACGGAAACAAAGAACGCCCATGCCACAATCATGGGTGCGATGCCCGCCTTCAAGATCATCGGGCAATTCAAGGCCGTCGAAAAGGTGTTCCTTTGGGATGCTTTCCGGCAGGTAGTTGGTAAGGACAAGCCTACCAACTACCAAGCAATCGGTTCCTGTGTTGGTCAGGGTAAAGAGTGTGCCGAGGCTTACACCTTGGTGAACACGGTCCTTGCCGATCCAACACAAAAGTATGAACAGATTTATGAGCCGTATGGATACGCTCAGAGTCGTGTTTGTGCAGGAATCAGAGGCAACTCGGACGGGTCGACTGGATCGGGTGCTGCGGAAGCGGCTACCAAATTCGGTGCCTTGTTCATCCGATATGAGCCGAGCCTCGCCAATACGATTACTTACACGGATGACGGCAAGACGCTGAATCAACCGGGTAACGTCGAGAAGGATTGGGGACGCAACGGTGCCCCTTCCAAGTACATCGAACTCGGCAAGAAGCAGTTGGTGAAGAGTACGGCGAACCTCCGCACAACGGATCAAGTTCGCGACGCACTTGTCAACAAGTATGCCGTGACGATTGCATCCAACTGGGGCGGCTCGATGAAGCCGCAGGTGAAGAATGGTGTTCTCCTTAATCGGAGAGTAACCACTTGGAACCACCAGATGGCCGTTATCGCCTATTGGGACCACCCCGATCTTGGCGAAATCTTCTACATTCAGAACTCGTGGGGCTGGTTTGTCCACGGTATCTGTCCATCGGGTGCGCCTGGTGGTGGCTTCTGGGTATTGAAGGGTGAACTTCAATACATCTGCAATCAAGGTGAGACGTTCGCGTACTCGCCATTCGTCGAAGGATTCCCAGCCGACTGGGTTCCCTGGATTTTCTAACCAAACTCAGCCCCGTTATCGAGCAATCGGTAACGGGGCTTTAAGAGGGTAAAGACATGAACCAAGAACTTGAAACTCTCATGCCCGCAATCATGTTCAATACGGGCATGATTGTCTGTCAAACTCCGAACCAGTGCATGTGCTTCGAATCGCCGAAGAGTCCACAAGTTGTTCGGGCACCGAATCTGAATCAAATGGATGTTGGTGATTCCTTGAATGATGGGGGCTGGATGTGAAAAAGCTAGTTCTCCTACTTCTTCTCTTTCCTTCGATTGCTTTTGGGCAGTCGAAGGACGAGCAAGCAAAGAATGCTTTCGCTCAAGTGAAATTCGATTCCATTGCCAAGTCGGCTTTCGAATCGGTTAAGCTACATTGTGAGTGTCAGAACTGCGACTGCAAAGATTGCAAATGCACAAAGGACACTTGCGATTGCATCTCTTGTAACAGCTTTGACGCCGTTTACAAGAAAGCAATCAAAGACAACCAAGCCGTGGTACTTGCTGTAAGTGCCCCGAAAATCGAAAGTCCAATGTGGAAGCTGATTGAACTGAAAACGATTACAGGCGAAAAGCCTGGTTACATCGTTGGAGTGCCTAAGGATGGGGCTTTGGTTCGTCTGGACTTCCCGCCAACCGCAACCAAACAACGAATTCGTTTGGATATTTTGCACGTTTACTACCCGCTGACTGCTGGTTACCAGGAATGTGCAACGTGTCCATACGGTCGAGTTTGGGTTGGTGTGCAAAAGACTTCTAGGAATCCTGTTGGCCACACTCACACCTGCACCAGTTGTGGCGAGACTTGGGACCATACTGCAAACCCTACACATACGTGTAGAAATTGTGGTGGACATCCGCCAATGACCCGCAACGGTGGGTACTTGGCGGATGTCGCCCCAAGAATGATTCGGTCGCGTTGACCGTAGTCTTTCCGTCCTCAGTTGGGGATTTTTATGTTCTGGACACCTGAACAAGTAGCGATTTTACACAACCTGAACAACCAAAAGATGACGCACAAGGAAATCGCATCGCGTTTGGGTCGTACAATCCCTTCGATTCGTCAGAAGTTGAAGGCCGGAAAGGAATCAGTCGCTGGGGTTAAGGAAAACTTGGAGGTCGACGTTAAGGAAGATGTCGCAGTAATCACTTCGCACAGTAAAACTGTGCGGACATTGGAACAAGCTCTCAAGGCCAGTGCCGTTGATACAAAGGTTTGGGAAGTCGAACGCTTTGTAATCAACAAATGGGACTGTGTTGCCAAGATTGAACGCAAAGGCAAAAAGGTGCTTGCCGCTACAGAATTGTGGCAAGTTAAGGTCTTTTTGCGAAGAAAAGTGCCAGTAACCATTGAAGAGGGCTTGAAACTCTTCCTTGCACAGGTTCCGAGTCAACGGACCGAAAGAATCTTTTACGAAAAACACGCTGATCCTTACCTGCTTGAGATAAGTATTTGGGATCACCACTTCGGTAAGCTGGCATGGGGCCGCGAGACCGGAGAGAACTATGATCTCAAGATCGCGGAACAGATTTACTCTGATGCGGCTCACGAATTAATCGAAAAGAGCCGCGGGTTCAACATCGACAAGATCGTTCTACCCATTGGGCAGGACTTTTTTCACGTTGACGGACCAAATAACACGACAACAGCCGGTACACCGCAGGATGTTGATGGCCGATTAGCCAAAATCTTTGCCACCGGGCAAAGGGCCTTGATTAATCTTTGCGATTTGCTCATGGGAATTGCTCCAGTACACATTCTTTGGGTGCCTGGGAATCATGACTGGTACACAAGTTGGTATTTGATTAAAGTGCTTGAGGCACATTATCGGTTCACAAAAAGTGTAACCGTGGATGCGAGTGAAATGCCAAGGAAACACATCGAATACGGTGTGAATCTTTTGGGTTATACTCACGGTTGTGACGAGAAACACGGCTCTTTACCAGCGATTATGGCCGGACAATGGCCTCACGAGTGGGCCAGAACGACTCATCGCGAATGGAAATTGGGACATTTCCATCGAGTGAAAGAAACGCACTACAATGCCGCCGAGACTATCGATGGTGTGCTTGTAAGAGTTCTTCCTAGCTTATGCGGAACTGACAGTTGGCATTTTAAGAAGGGTTATGTGGGTGGCATGAGAGCCGCTCAAGCCTTCCTTTACAGTGCCAAACGTGGCTACTCTGGACATCTCAACGCAATGGTGAAAAATGGCAATTGAAGATGCAGCCTCTTTCATACGGGTAGAACCCGATGATCCAACATGTTGTCAGGGTCTGAATGCTCATGGCCCTTGTAACATACAAGCGGTGCCAGGACAAAAGTTTTGTAAGCTGCACTTTGGAATCGGTAACAAGATTGCCGAACAAAGAGAAGCAAGAAACTACAGAATCAATAAATGGCAACATCGCATCAACGAATTGGCTGACAATGATTCGTTGAAATCATTGCACGAAGAAATTGGCGTGCTAAGATTACTCTTGGAAGAGACCATGAATAAGTGTCATACCGACACTGATCTCATGCTCTATAGCAGTAAAATTTCTGATCTTGTTGTAAAGATCGAAAAACTCGTGGCTAGCTGCCACAAACTTGAGCTGGCTACTGGTCAACTTGTCAACAAACAAAACATGATGTTCATGGGCGATGTCGTCATTCAAATCATCGGAGAGGTTTGTCCTCCCGACAAGATTGCTGGCGTCTCCGAACGCATCATGCGAGTTATCACAGAGATGAATCATGGCGAATCTGAAACACCCGTTATTCAAGGAAATGGCCAATAGAATTGCTGCTGGGCTTAGTCGGAAAACAATTACAAAACCGTCACAATGGGCTGAAAAGTACCGTGTGCTTGGTGGTAAAGATTTCCCTGGTCCGTGGCGATTTAAACACCATCCTTGGTTGGTTGAGATGCACGACTCCCAAGCCCCGATGAATGTGGGTAAGAAGTCTGCACAGATGGGCTACACGGAAACCGTTCTCAATCTGACGTTCTTCAAGATTGATATCGAACGGATTGATTGCCTGTATGTGCTGCCCTCAAAGACTCCTGATGCGAGCGACTTTTCTACCGGACGATTCGATCCGGCTTTGGAACTGTCGCCGCATCTGGAGAATCTTTTCAGTGATGTGAAGAACATCGGACACAAACGAGCCGGCCCTACGAATCTTTACATTCGTGGTAGTAAAAGTCGTTCACAACTTAAGTCGATTCCGGTCGGCTTCTTGGTTCTGGACGAAGTTGACGAAATGGTGGAGAAGAACATTCCACTGGCTATGGCTCGTCAAGACGGTCAGTTGACAAAGAATGCTTGGGCGATTTCGACGCCTACGATTCCTACCTTTGGAATTGATGAATTGTTTGGTAAAACCACACAAGAGCATTTCTTCTTCAACTGTCCTAGTTGCTCACGGTTCATTGAACTGGAGTTTCCTAAGTCTTTGGTGGTCACTGGTAAAGACCTGTTTGATCCCGACTTGGAAAAGAGCCACTTGATTTGTCTGCACTGTAAAGCCGTGCTACCCCATAAGGGTAAGTCAGAATGGTTGCAAACTGGTCGATGGGTGCCAAGCTATACTGACCGTGAAGAACGGGGCTTTTACATTCATCAACAGTATTCGCCTACAGTATCGCCATACGAATTGGCAAAGTTTGCGATTGAATCGGAATACAACCCGGCTGTTGAGCAAGAATACTGGAACTCAAAAGGTGGCCTAGCTCATACTGTCGATGGTGCCAAGCTTGATGACGAAACCATCAAGAAGTGCTATGGTAGCTACAAGAAGAAAGAGCTATCTAAGAACGGCTTCACGACAATGGGTGTCGATATTGGTAAGTGGATTCACTACGAAATCGATTTGTGGTATCCACCCGAACACATTCAGAATGACTTGAACTTGGAATCTTTCTGTCGTGTTGTAACGATGGGTAAGGTTCAAAAGTTTGAAGACCTTGATGTGTTGATGCGAGAGTTTCAAGTCAACTTCTGTGTAGTTGACGCGAATCCTGAAAGACGTAAAGCTTTTGAATTTGCTTCACGTTTTTGGGGTTACGTTAAGATGTGTTTCTATGGACGAGGTATCCAAGGGAAACAGATTAACGTACCGAATGCGGACAGGAACTCAGAGCCAACCATCACGGTTGATCGAACCTCTTGGCTCGATATGTCCTTGGGACGATTTCGCTCGAAACGAATTGAGCTTCCAATGGACACGGACCTTGAATACCTACAGCACCTAAAAGCATTGGTGCGTGTTTTCGAGAAAGACCAGGACGGTAACCCTGTGGCAAAATACATCAAGAAGGAACGAGATGAAGACCACTTGGCACATGCACGGAACTATGCCGAAATCGCTCTGCCTTTTGCGTGTGGTATGGGTCAGAGCCAAGATATTTTCGATACACCTATCTAGGAGAAACCATGTTCTTGAAGAACATTCTGAATAGAATCGTTCACTACAACGATGGAGCATTGATTACAATGTTCCGTCAGCGTGAAAAATCGGGTTCCCAAACGGCCATCAGTAAGGTCCGAATGGGACCGAACGCAATCCATGTAGGAATCACCCGAGCGGATGGTTCCTACGAAGACCTTGGTGTCAGCTACAATTTGCTGACAAACATTGGTCGTGACTGGTTGTGCGGTGCAATCGGCGGGTTTATTCCTGCTGGTAACACTGTTGCCTCAAACATCTCCACTGGTGTCTCTGCAACGAGCATCACTGGTACTGGTTCGGTCTGGACTGCAAGCAATCTTGCAACGCCACAACTTGGTTTGGCTGGACTTCGCGTCTATGCTTCGCCAAATACATCGACCGACCCGATGGTGTATGGCAACATCATCAGCAATACCACAAACGTCATCACGATTGATAAGTGGTGGGAGGCTGATGACACGACTGGTACTACACCAACAACAGGTGATTCTTTCATTATCGGAGCAGGTGGACCAGCTTCGGCTCGATTCATGGCGTTGACGACAAACTCGTCGGCAGCTTCTGCATCGAACACTGTGCTGACGAGCGAAATCACCAACAACGGTGCTGCTCGTGCGTTGGCGACGTATGCCCATACCTTTGGTGCTGCGACGTTCACGCTGCAAAAAGCGTTCTCGATTACGGGCACGTTGACAGCCATTCACCGCATGGGTCTCTTCACAGCACTCAGTGCTGCTGGAGCCGACCCGATGATCTTCGAGACGGTGTTGAACCAAGACGCAACTGTCGGCAACGGTGATACGCTCACCGTCACTGACACTCTCACGGTTTCGGGGTAATCATGTTTAAGTGCAAAAACTGCGGACATGTAGAATCGGCGGAACAAGCGGGTGAATGCTCCCATCCACACGCTTGTTCCGCCTGTGGTGCGGGCATCACCTACAATCCGAAAACTGGAGCTAAGGTTTTGGATGCCTCAAATTGGGAAGTCCTAAGTGGTGCGTTGCCCAATGGACTCAAAGAACTGGTGCAAGGGAAACAAATCAATGTTTCCGTTGGTAACAAGTTGGGACTCAAGCAGAGTACCCAGTAATCTGGAGATGACATGTCAAATGCAAATGTTTGTAATTTGACGCATCCAGATTACCAGCAACAACTTCAAGAATGGATAAAGTGGAGATACACGTATGAGAGCGGAACCGCTTTCATCCGAAAGTATCTCCGCCAATTTACCAATCGTGAAGACCCTGATGATTTTACGATGCGTCGGGATATTTCTTATTGCCCTGCCTTTGCAAAGGCCGCTCTTGATGAAGTGAAGAACTCCATCTATCAGCGAATGGCCGATGTGAGCCGGCAAGGTGGCAGCAAGAAGTATCAAGCAGCTTGTGAGGGTGGCAACGGTGGTGTCGATTTGTGCGGCTCTTCGATGAACTACTACATTGGATGTAATGTTCTTGAAGAAATGCTCAAGATGCGTAAAGTCGGGGTGTATGTCGATATGCCAAGTGACGTAGGACAAAGTCAGGCGGATTCGGCACACAAACATCCTTATCTTTACACCTACATTACCGAAGACATTCGAGCTTGGAAGCTTGATGAAACTGATGACCTTACTCAGTTTCAGTCTGTCTTACTGAGAGACCATATTTACGAATATGATAATCAGTTTGGTTTCCCGATAAATTGTGTTGAGCGTTATCGACGAATCTGGAAGGAAGCCGGAAAGGTCTACTTCGCTTTCTACAATGCTGCTGGAGATATGGTTGACAAGAATAATCAACCGATCAAAGACCCAACAGTCCTGAACATTCCAATCGTACCGTTCGTGTTGTTTGAGATTAGCGATTCGTTGATGAAGAACATCGCGGATTATCAGATTGCATTGCTCAACTTGGCTTCGGCCGATATGATCTATGCACTGAAAGCTAACTTCCCATTCTACGTCGAACAGTACGAACCACGAATGAATAGTCAGCATCTTCGACCGGTCGGAGATGGTACGGCGGAAGGTGCTGCAGCAGCAACAACCGAAGAAGTCAAGATGGGTGTCGCTAAGGGACGCCGATACCCGAAGGGTGTTGAAGCTCCGAAGTTCATCCACCCTTCTTCGGAACCGATGACCGCTTCGATGGAAAAACAGGACCAACTCAAGGGAGAAATTCGACAACTTGTCGGACTTGCTCTTGCGAATCTTAAAGGTCCACGAATGGCATCGGCGGAATCGAAAGCAAAAGATGAAGCTTCTCTTGAAGCTGGTCTTAGCTACATTGGTATGACTCTTGAAAACGGCGAACGGAAAGTAGCCGAAATTTGGTCATACTACGAAGGAGAGAACAAAGTCGCGACAGTCAACTATCCTGAGACGTATACGTTACGGACCGAACAAGATCGCCGTACCGAATCGGAACAGTTGGGCAAACTTCTGCCACTTGTACCGAGTGTGACGTACCAGAAGACTGTTGGCAAGAAATTGGCAAACTCGTTACTTGCAGCGTCGAGTTCGAAAGAAACGATGGAGAAGATTTACAAGGAAATCGATGACGCTCCTGGTTTCTGTAGCGATCCTGTGACGATTGCCAGTGATGTGGAACACGGATTGGTGTCCAATGGGACAGCTTCTATCCTTCGCGGCTACCCTGAGGGTGAAGCCGAGAAAGCTGAAAAGGACCATGAGAAGCGATTGAAACGGATTCAGGAAGCTCAAGCTCCTAAGAATCCTGTCCAAGACGGACAAGCCCGAGGAATCATAGACCAGGGTGGTGACCCACTGGCTGGTAAAAATGAGAAAAAGGAACAGAAAGACCCCACTCAAAATGATACTGGTAAAGTGCCAGTACGCGGAACTGGGAAACCTACACCCAACAAATAGTAGGGATTTCTAAAGGTGTGCAATGAAGAATCGTTACCTCCCTGGGCTGATCGTTTCGACGTTTTACGAAGGCGATGACGAGGCCGCGAAGGCTGCGGAAGCGGAAGCCAAGGCTGCCGAAGCCGAAGCTGCTGCCAAAGCCAAAGCCGAAGCGGACGCAAAAGCGAATCCGAACCAGGTGTTCACACAAGACCAAGTGAACAAAATGCTGGCGGAAGACCGTCGAAAGCACAAGGCTCAAGTTGACAAGCACGTCGCTGAGCTTGAGCAATTGAAGAAGTCCAAAAGCCTCTCTGATCAAGAACGGACGAATCTGACGACCAAGATCGAAGAGCTTCAAAATAGCGTGTTGACGAAGGAACAACGCGCTGCCAAGGAAAAAGAAAAGCTTGAGAAGGACCTTAAGGCCACGTCCGAGCAACTCACGGCCGAACGTGATCAGTGGAAGAATCGCTTCCATACGTCTCAGATCAAGCAAGCGATTACCAGTGAGGCAGCAGCCCACAAAGCATTCGATTCTGACGCGTTGATTGCTATTCTGGGGCCGAATACGCGACTCGTTGAAGTCTTGGACGAATCTGGTCAACCGACCGGCGATTTCGTCCCCAAGACCAAGTTCAAGGATGTTGACAAAGAGAAGAAGGAATTCGTCGCGGATTTGACGGTGCCGGAAGTTGTGGCACGCATGAAAGAAATTCCCAAGTATGGATACTTGTTTGAAACTACTGCACAGGCTGGCGTGGGAGCCAATACACGGCCCGGTGGCAGGGGTGTCGATCCATCCGAAATGACGCCCGCTCAATATCGTGAGTGGCGCAAGAAAGAAGGTCTGTAAAACATGAAGACTCTCAATTACCTCCAAGCGGTCGCTGTTTGCACCGTTTACTCGAACGACAACAGCGCGTACGTTCCTCAGATGTGGGCACAGGAATCGCTCGCCATCCTTGAGGAAAATATGGTGGCAGCCAACTTGGTGCACCGCGATTTTAGCCCGCTGATCGCCTCCTACGGCGACACGGTCAACACTCGTCGGCCCAGCAAGTTCACTGCCATCCGCAAGACCGGCACGGAAAACGTGACCGATCAAGATGCGGTGGCCACGAACGTACCGGTCGTTCTCGACCAGTTGTTCCACGTGACCTTCGTCATCTACGACGCGGAAGCCAGCAAGTCCTTCAAGGACTTGGTCACCGAGTACATGCGTCCCGCCATGTTGGCGCACGCTCAGGCCATTGACAAGGTCGTTCTCGGCCAAGTCAGTAACTTCATGGGTAATTCCTACGGTACCCTGAACGGCCTGACCGTCAACAACGCGATCGACGGCATCCTCGGAACTCGCGAGATCATGAATCGGAACCTCGCTTACGTCGATGGACGTAACCTGATTCTGACTCCCTCGACCGAAACCACTCTCTTGAACCTGCCGATCTTCACGCAGGCCAACCAAGTCGGTGACCAAGGTCAGGCTCTCGCGAACGCGTACATCGGTCGCAAGTACGGATTCGGAACGTACATGTCTCAGCACATGTCCAGCGTTGCCGTGACTCCGACTGTCGATGCGACGTACCGTACCAACGCGGCTGCTGCGGCTGGCGCGACGACTCTTGCCCTCAAGACCGGTACCACGTTGTTCGATAACAACACGTGGTTCACTGTTGCCGGCTCGGGCGTTCCGCACCGCGTTGTGACTGGTGGCCAGTCGACGGCTACGAGCATCACTTTCACACCGGCTCTTTCGGGTGCGGTGCTTGACAGTGCTGTCGTGACGTTCACTGTCCCTGGTGCTGTTGAACTCACCGCCGGATACGCGGCTGGGTACAACAAGGAAATCATCGTTGACGGTCTCACGGTTGCACCGAAGATCGGCCAACTGGTTTCGTTCAGCAACACGGCCAATAGCCCGGTCTACACGATCATCAATGTCAGCACCTACGCTGGTCCCAGCTACGGTCTGACCTTGGATCGTTCGCTGTCCGTGGCTGTTGCCGATGAAGATGAAGTCAACCTGTCGCCGATGGGTGAGTACAACTTCGCCTTCCACAAGAATGCGATTGCACTCGTGACTCGTCCGATGGAACTGCCTCGCCAGGGAATCGGTGCTGCGTCGGCCAATGTCAACTACAACGGCCTGTCCGTTCGCGTTGTCATGACCTACGACGGCAAGGCCCAAGGTACTCGCGTGACTCTCGATATCCTCGCGGGTATCAAGACGCTCGATACCAACCTCGGTGCCGTGTTCGTAGCGTAATCAAACGGGGCAACCTCATTGAGGTTGCCCCGTAATTTTCGGGTTGTATAACGAAAGCACTTGCCTTTAGGCGGAGAGAGCGTCGAATACAACCCTAACGGTCTTTTGGTGTAACGGCTAGCACAGTTGTCTGTCGCACAACTAGAAGGGGTTCGATTCCCCTATTGACCGCTATTACGGGGTGGACTGGAGTCTGGTCCCAGCTTGGTCTCATAAGCCAAACAACGTGGGTTCAAATCCCACCCCCGTAACTTTCTTTAGGAGCATCCAATGGAGCAGCTAATTAACGGTGCTGGACGATCTACCTTGTCGGGTAGTATTGACGCATCGCAAACATCATTGGTTGTTGCCAGTGCAACACCTTTTCCGACATCTGGCACATTTAGAATTCGAATCGGTAATGAACTGATGCGAGTTACTGGTGTAGCCAGTACAACATTTACTGTGGTTCGTGGCCAGGAGGGTACAACAGGTGCATCGCACGCAAGTGGTGTGAATGTTGATTACGAACTGACAGACGGTGCGATGGATGCGATTCGTGCAGAGATGTATAGCTCTGGAACCTATGCGAATCGCCCATCTTCTGCCCGAACGGGAGCCATTTACGAATCGACTGATGGCTTTTTGCTGTCACGTTATAATGGTTCTGCTTGGGAAGAGTACGGACCGTTGTACAAGATTACACCGCCAAGCTCGACTTTTAGTTCTGGGTTCTCTTGGTTCCAGCAAGGTAGTGCAACATTCACTCAAGACGGCAGTTCTTGGATTCTCAAGGTACCTGCCGACACAACCGGTGTTGTGCGAGCAATGGTGAAAACTGCTCCTGCTACGCCTTACACAATCGAAATAGGAATGCGGGTGCTTGTGCATCCTTCTGATTTTGTCGGTTGCGGTTTGGTCTGGAAGCGGGCTTCCAATGATGCACATATCCATTACGGTTGTGTGTATCACGCTACTGCCGCAGACAAACTCCACTTGATGGTGGA